GTTGAATACGCCGGCAGCGAGAACTACCGACCCTATCTCCAGTCACATAGCCGCAAGGGGAATCACGGTAAGCGGGATCAGGGGAAGCCAAGCGAGAATCGCCCTGGAAGCCGTTATGGAGAATCCCCATAGGACGAGCTTTGAGCTTTCAGAGGCCTGCTATCTGGATCGTTACCAGGTGGCGCGGCGCCTTCCCGAGTTGGAAGAAGCGGGGTTTGTCGAAAAAGGGATAATTCGGCGCTGTAGGGTGAGCGGTAGGCATGCGGTTACTTGGACGGCGGTAAGGAGTCGGCAATGATCAAGCAAATTGAAAAATTCCTTGGGCGTGGTGTTCTGGACCCAATCCCAAAAACCGAAAATATACCAGATGAGAGAAAGCCCGGATCTTCTTCCACAAGCCCGTTGGTGGCATATCAGCGGAAGCGGAAACGGCTGAACAAGATCGCAGCCGCTTCCCGGAAGAGGAACAGGGCATGAACTGGACGGAAGCCCAATTGGCAGAGTATCAGGCCAAACAGAATCAACGGCCGGCGCCCCTTGATGACGATGGGAAGCCGGATGAAGGCCGTGAGTCGAAGTTGCAGGCTAAGTGTATGAAGTATTGCAGGGATCATGGGTTTCCGGTCTTTCATGATCGGTCGAGAAGAGTCAACAGCCCTGGTTTCCCGGACCTTTTCATCTTTGCCGAAAACCGTGTTGTGTTGGTGGAACTGAAGGCCGCCGATGGGAAGCTGCGGAAAGAACAGAAGCATTTGAGGCAGGTGCTCTCATGGTTGGGGCATACGGTTCATATTTGTCGGTCGTATGCTGGTTTTGTGCGGGTTATGGTGGGGGAAGGGAATATCGAAAATGGGAATATTTGAAGTTGCCTTATTTTGGTCGAGCACCGGTTGTCTGATTTTTGTGATGTTTCTTGTGCGGCATTCGTGGCAATCGTTTTCGAAGCGGCCCATACATCCAAGCTGGATTCCGTATTTTGAGAATCGGAAGGCTGAATTAGAAGCTGAATTGAAAGCCTGGAAAGAAGTGAAGAATGGAGAAAGGCGAAAATGCTTGAATGGTTGAATTGGGGCGCTTTGATTGTTTTTGGCTTCGTTGTGGGCCTGGGCGTTGGAATCGGGATCGCCTTATCAGGCCCGTCTGTGTGGACCCCCGGGGAGAAACGAGAAGATGGGCAAACTTTACACGATTGATGAAGTTGCGGACTATTTACGGGTTGACCCAAGGACTGTCAGAAAGTTGATAGACTGCGGTATTCTCAAGAAACCTCTGCATTGGTTTTATGTTGGGAAGCAAATAAGGGTAAAAGAAGACGCATTAAAGTTTTTTTAATTTCATTCTTTTCTCCTCGCCAGGGGCTCTCGTATCGCGACGGGAGCCCCAAGGAGACATTCAGGGACAGGGAAAATGCCAGCAGGACGGCCGACTAAATACGATCCGGAGAAACACCCTCAGTTAGCATATGAGTTTTGCGCTGAGAATGGTTTCACGGATAAGAAGCTGGCTAAAGCATTTGCGGTTGATGTGGCGACCGTCAATAAATGGAAGAAGGAATACCCTGAATTTTACGAGTCCGTAAAGAGAGGCAAGGACATTTTTGACACAGGAAAGGTAGAGAATTCCCTCCTTCGACGCTCCAAAGGTTTCATGGCTACTGAAAAAACTTTCGAACAAATCTTCAACAAAACGACAAATAAACTTGAGATGGTGGAAACAAAACGGGTCAAGAAACTCATGGCGCCCGATCCTACATCCATGATCTTCTGGCTTAAAAACCGCAATCCTGAACGGTGGCGGGATAAGCAGGATGTCAAACTGGAAGGCGACCTGAACATAAACCTGATTGACTCTTTTGGGAAAGATGAATGATCTCACCATCCCATATAATTTCATTCCCCGGGATTACCAGGTCCCACTGTACGATTCCCCAAAAAACGGGTTCAAACGCGGTGTCAGCATTTGGCATCGAAGAGCCGGTAAAGACAAAACATTCATCAACATGCTCGTTAAAGAAGCCTTCAAGCGCGTTGGCTCGTATTATTACTTCTTCCCCACCTACAACCAAGGGCGGAAAATTATCTGGAACGGTATGGACCGGGATGGATTCCCTTTCCTTGGGCATATCCCCGAAGCGGTCAGAGTCGCTACAAACAAAACTGAGATGCTTATCACGCTCCGCAATGGGTCTCTTATTCAGATCGTTGGAAGTGATAATATTGATTCGGTTGTTGGGACAAATCCTGTCGGATGCGTTTTTTCAGAATTTGCGCTCCAAGATCCCCGAGGTTGGGATTTTATCAGGCCGATTCTCCGAGAAAATGGAGGATGGGCCTTTTTTAACTTCACGCCCAGGGGCCACAACCACGGATACCGATTGTGGCAGATGGCCAAAAATAACCCTGCATGGTTTTGTGAAGTCCTCACGATCGATGATACTGGGGTCCTCACTCCCGCAGACATCCAGGATGAGCGCTTGGAAGGGATGGAAGAGGATCTTATTCAGCAGGAATATTATTGCTCGTTTGAGGCGGCTGTTCCGGGCGCCTACTTCGCCAAACAGCTTGCCCTGGCACGAAAACAAGGCCGTGTTGGCAAGGTTCCCATTATTCCGGGGGTCCCCGTTGATACGTTTTGGGATCTGGGTGTCAACGACGCAACAGCTATCTGGTTCGCTCAGACGGTCGGAAAAGAAATCCGCGTTATCAATTACGAGGAAGATGCCGGGGAAGGCCTGGAATTTTATGCGGACATGCTCCGGAACCGGGCTGATGAGCTTGGATTCGAATACGGCCGGCACATTGGCCCTCACGACATAGAGGTACGAGAGCTTGGAACAGGGAAAAGCAGAATTGAAACCGCAAAAGGATACGGGCTTAGCTTCTCAGCGGCACCCCGGCCTTACCGGAAAGAGGACAGTATTAACGCGGCGCGTAAGCTATTCCCGTATCTTTGGTTTGACGAGGAACGATGCCAGCGAGGTATTGACGCCCTGGCCAGTTATCACAAGGGATGGGACGAGAAAAACCGGGTTTGGAGAATTACGCCCGTACATGATTGGGCCAGCAACGGGGCCGATGCTTTCCAGACCATGGGCTTAGGTCATCGATTCAGGTCCGGCATGGAGCATTTCACCCCGGACAGATCAGGGACACGCGCAACGAACAAGCGGCATTTCACACCGAGGCGGCGGTAAATGGCAAAAGCAAAACTCGGCATAGGCGGCAAACCGGACCTCAAAACGTTCCAGCAGTGGGTTTATGAGGCCCATTGGGGCTCCCGAGATTGGCGTGTTGAGTCCTGGCGTGATCAGGGCATGTACGATGGCGTTCAATGGGACGATGAGGCCAGCACGGCAGCCAGTGACGCCGGTATTGAGATGTTGACGATTAACCGGACCTTCCCGGTGATCAACCTTATTCTGGGGACGCAGGCGATCAACAAGTTTGACATACAGGCCAAGGCCAGAACGGGCGATGACTCGGAATTATCCCAAACCATGAGTGAGGCCATACAGTTTGTCATGGATCAGTCTGACGGGCCGTTTTTGGTTGACCAGGCCTTCAAGGACGCTATTGTTCCCGGTTTCGGTTGCATGAGCCCGGGGTACAACTCTGATCCCCGAAAAGAGCAGGTCCGCGTGGCGTACCGTGATTGGAAGGAAATTTGGTGGGACCCTTTTGCCTCTCCATGGTTCTCCCCCATTGATTGCCGGTACGTTTTCCACCAGAGATGGATGGACCTTTCAGCGCTTCAGGCGATTTTCCCAAACAAAAACCGTGAGCTTAAAGACCATTTTTCCGACATCACCGGTGGCGTCAAACAGGGATGGTCAAGCGTTTTCGATGACGAGGCCAACGAGATTGAGGAAGAGGCCCGCGTTTTGTCCGGGTCCGAATGGGCAGACGGAACAAGGCAGCGCGTGAGGCCGGTTGAAATCTGGTATACGGTCTTCGAGCGGGCCTGGTTCGGTTGTTTTCCGGACGGCAGGGCTATTGAATTGCGTGAGGATATGCCGCCCGAAGCCCAATATCAGATTGTGCAGGCAGCCCAAGAGGTTGTTTCAGCCGTTATTCGCCGGGTCCGTGTAGCCACGCAAGACAACCCTTCCCCTTATCCGCATGATCAATTCCCGTTCATTCCCTTTGTTGGCTACATCGATCGGTTTAAGCACCCTTTCGGCGTACCGCGTCAGATCAGGGATCAGGATATCGAGGTCAATAAGCGCAGATCCATGGCCCTGTCCCTGCTCAATAAGCGGCGTGTGGCCGTGGAAGATGACATCTTGGGGGAAAGCACCGACGCGAACGCCCTGCAGAATCTCTATCTGGAAGCAAATAAGCAGGACGGGTTTATGGTGGTAGGCGCAGGCGGGCTCAATAAAATCGATATTCAGGAGCATCAAGCCCTGGCTGCGTCTCAAATATCTATTCTTCAGCAATCGGAAAACGAGATTCAACAGATATCCGGCGCGAACGCGGAGCAAATGGGATACCAGAGTAACGCCCAGAGCGGCCGGGCCATTGAAAAACGGCAGAATCAGGGTGCAACCATTACGGCACCGCTGTTCAACAACCTTAGACGATCCATGAAGGCCTTGGGAGAACAGGTCGTTTCTTTGGTTCAAGGGTCATGGACGGGAGAGAAGATCCTCCGCGTTACCGATAGGCTTTCGGGCGCTGAAAAGTTTGTGGCAATCAATCAGCCGGTGGAGGGCCCCAACGGTAACATCATCCTCAAGCACAACATCACTCAGGGGAAATATGACCTGGTGGTTTCCGATGCGCCGGCGTCTGACACTGTGCGTGAGAAGAACATGGAGTTGATCATTGAGTGGATCAAGAAGAGCCCACCTGAGATCATCCCGAATTTGATCAACCTGGCGTTTGAAATGAGCGACATCCCAAACAAGGAACAGGTTCTTGCCAAGATGAAGCCGCTTCTTGGGATTAACCCGGAGGATGAGGATCTTTCCGCGGAAGAGGTCAAGCAGAAAGTTATCCAGGAGCTTGAGGCCCAGAAGCAGGCCCAGGCGCAACAGGCGGAGATTGAGGGGCAACGGGTTCAGTTGGAACTGGAAGGTATGGAAGCCGAGAATGAAAAGGTGAGGGCTGAGACACAGGCGATCCAGGCTAAACCGGCCATTGAACAGGAAAAGGCGGAGCAAGGCCGGTCGAAATTGGAGCTTGATGGTTTGAAGACCGGGTTTGATATGCAGTCTAAGGCGAATCAGGGTCAGGAGAACCCAGGGAACGCGCAACCGGCAAGGGTGTAGCATAGAAAGGGGAGAAGAACATGAACGCGATTTTAACGGAAATAATCTCTGATACGGAGGATTACGGCGCGCAGTTTCGCCTTAGCGTCTTTTTCAAGACAGATAACGGTGGACCATACGAGAAGGGAGTTACCTTTAACCCATCTGGTAGGCTTGCAACAATAGAAGATGTGATTATTGGGTTAAGGTTGCTTGCATCGCAACTAAGTGAAGATAGCGGAGGGCAGAATATGAAAACGCTACACAATTCGGACATTTCAGGAGCGCATAAAAACGTGAGAGATATACGGACCTTTGGTGATGGAGATATGTTTCAGCTTCTCTGTAAGGCCAGCTCGGACGATGAGGGCTGGATGAAATCAACCAAGGCCATGGAGATCCCCGGTGTTGGTTGCGTTGTTCAAGTGACGACCCAACAGGGTGAACAGGTCGCGGAAGCCGTTGTTTTTGTTCCCGGAGTGAAAGTGGTTGGCAATGCTGAAGATGGCAGAAAATTGGTGCAGGTATAAGCCATGACCCCACAGCAAGAAGCAACCTTCGAGAAAGCGGCAGAACGTGAGCTGAACGGTCACAGGGGCTTACAAAACGGCCGGGACTTCCGATGGAATGTCTTTCGGTTTCGAGATGAGGACCAGGCCTTCAAGCCTGAACCATGCGTATGTGATTGATCATCGTTTTAAGCCAACGTAAAAGGCTCACCAAACTTCGGCACCCGCGTTGCCGATATCCACGCGGACCGTCCAGGGTCAGAGGACGTAAAAGGAGACGACATGGTAGAGGCAGCACAGAACACGGAAACCACAGAGAGCGCAGTGCAGGACCAGGCTTCCAGCCCGGGTGATCAGGTTTTCACGCCGCAGGACATGGAAGGCCACGACAAAATTGGCGAAGAAGGACCGGCAGAGGTCAACCTGCCCCCATTGTTTGATGAAGAGGAAACCGTTTCGGCGGAGGACCTCCAGGGGGAAAGTGATGACCAGGGCGATGAAGCCCCCAAGGAAGATGGCGAAAAAGCGTCAGATCCGAAAAAGAAAGCGGCTCCGGATCAGCCGAAAGACGATGAAAAAGCTGATTCCAAGGAAGATAAGGAGCCCGAAGGCGATAAGAAAGACGCCTCGGACGCCAAACCGCCAGCCGGAATGGTCCCAATAGGTGCGCTACACGAAGAAAGGGCCAAGCGGCAAACCCTTTCATCGGAAATCCACACCCTCAAGGCACAAATGGCCGCCATGAAAGCAGGGCTGCCCGAAGGGGCCGACACGGATACGGGGGTCCCGAAAGACTTCAAAGTCCTAACGGATGATGAGTTCTCGGAACTGGCCGACGACGATCCCGGCGCTGCGGTGGTTTACCAACGGCATCTGCAGAAGCATGTGGAGGCCAAAACCGCCAAGGCCCTGCAAGAGCAGTCAGAGCAAAACACCATTGATCGAAGCCTTGAGGCCATGACCAAGGTCGTGCCTGGGCTGTTTGATGAAAACAGCGATGTCAACCAGCAGTTGACAGCCTTCGCGGTTAAGGCGGGCCTGGACGATGAACGGGTAATCGGCATCGTCACAGATCCTAAGACACGGATTGTTGACGAAAACGGAAACGCGCAACTCCTGGGAGAAGGGGCCGTCAAGGTCCTCTCCCTCTTGAGCAACCTCTACCAGCAATCTCAAGGGCAGGACACGGACACGCTCCGTAAGGAGATTGAAAAAGAGGTGAGCGCAAAATTGATGAAAAAATTCAAGGCCCCAGGGTCCACTGACGGTCATGCCAGCATTGCCGATATTCCCGGTTCAGCCGGGGAAGAGCTTGGCAGGGAAATTACAGAGGACAATTACCATAAGTTCTCGCGGGATGACCAAAGGCGATGGCTCGGGGGATAAATAGAAAGGAGCCTAGACAATGGCTGCAACAGAATTCGGATTAAATCATGATCTCGCTGTCAAACGGTGGAGCACCAGCCTCGC